AAGAATTTCACAGATAAAGAATTTGTCGCTCGTTTAGAGGCTGCCAAACAGCGTCTGGCGACACTAACCAAACTGGCCAAGCTCTAGCGAGCGACTCGGCCCGAAATATAACCCATACACAACTAAAATAATGGACAAACTAGTAAACAAGCGCGCTCAGCTAGTTGCTGAAATGCGTTCTCTCCTTGACGGTAAGGAAGGCTTGAATACGGAAGACCAAGAAAAGTTGGCTAAAATCGAGGCCGACTTTGATTCTGTTGAAAAGCAAATCCGAGCTGAAGAGAAAATTAACAAGATTGAACAGAAGTTGGCTTCTTTTATCGAAGACAGCTACACGCCTTCAATCGAAAAAGAAAACAGCGTAGACGACTATCGGGCAGCTTTTGATGGGTATGCTCGCAAGGGACTCTCTGCTTTAACTGGCGAAAAGCTTGCTGCTTTGCAGGTTGGCACCGATTCCGAAGGCGGTTACATCGTTCCTGAGTCTTTTGAGACTAAGATCGTTGAAATCCTTCAGGATGTTAACCCATTCCGCAGCGTTGCAAATGTAATCCGCACGGCTTCAGATCGAAACATTCCGGTCGAATCAGGCATTGGATCTTTTGCATACGTTGCAGAAGAAGGAGCCTATGGACTCTCTGATCCTGCATTCTCTCGCGTTACGCTTGGAGCCCACAAGGCTGGCGGTATTATCAAGGTTTCGGAAGAACTCCTTCAGGACGCTTTCTTCAATCTTGAGTCGTACTTGGCCAACGTCGCTGGTCGTCGTTTTGCAAACCTTGAAGAAGCTTCTTTCTGCACCGGAACTGGTAGCAGCGAGCCTCAAGGTCTGTTCAACCCAACGTATACCAACAATGTGACTGGAGCCGTCTCCGCGACCGCCGCTATCTCTAGCGACGATCTCATCGACGTATTCCACAGCCTGGGACGTCAGTATCGCAGCAACGCGACTTGGCTCATGAACGACTCTGCCGCAAAGCTGATTCGCAAGCTGAAAGATGCCGACGATCAGTATCTATGGCAACCAGGTCTGCAAGCGGGTCAGCCTGACACGATTTTGGGTCGCCCCGTTATCGTCTCAACTCAGGCTACTGCTCCAGCAGTTGACGCGAAGAGCATTGTTTTTGGAGATATGTCTTACTACACGATTGCTGATCGTGCTGGCATCTCTGCCCAGAAGCTGAATGAACTCTATGCTGCAAACGGACAGGTCGGTTACAAGTTCAGCACCAGAAATGATGCGAAGGTAATCTTGAACCAAGCGTTCACTTCTTTCACGCACGGATCTGCTTCCTAATATTGCAAATTAAAGCAATAAAAAGTTTTGCTACTAAAGGTAGCGGCTATCGGGTTGGGGAAACCTACCAGGTAGCTGCTACCACTGGCAAGCAATGGGTAAAGAATGGATGGGCCGTGGAGGTTAAAACCCCGCGAGCCAGGAAGTCTAAAAACCCAGAGGTAATATAAGCCTCCCCTTCTCAATGGTCTAGTAATTTAATCAGTGGAGACTTCACGAGTCGGGGAGGCATGCCCTCTTATATAAAATGCCTATCTACTACAGCTACAAAACCACAACAGGCCCAGCTAGTGAGCCCATAACATTGTCTGAGGCTAAGGCCCAACTTCGTGTAGAGTCGGATTTTACTGACGATGACACTTGGATTAACACGGCAATAACAGTAGTTCGTGAGCAGGTAGAGTCATTTACAAATCGGGCTTTAATGCCCCAGAGCTTTGAATTAGCTATAAGCGAGTTTAGCGACGAAATCGAGTTGCCGAAACCACCATATAGCAGCTTGTCTTCCATACAGTATTATGACTTAGACAACGTCCTTCAAACTCTTTCCAGCAGCTACTATCTGGTCAATGATTATACAGAGCCAGCAATCATTTCTAAGAAAACCGATCAAACCTATCCAGACACATATGACAGGCCCGATGCGGTTAGGATCGCTTTTTCTTCTGGATATGCAGATGCGGCAAGCGTACCTTCATCTATAAAACAGGCCATGCTAATGCTATTGACAGATCTATATGATAATAGGTCAGCCAGTTCTAGCCATTTAAATACAGTCAAAATCGAGTGGACACCAGCGGTTTTGAATCTCTTATCGACGAATAAAGCCATTCTTTACTAATGCTATCCTCTAGGCTCCAGATTTATGCCAAAAGCGAATCTGTAAACAGCTATGGGGAATCAGAGCTAACTACTTCGCTATACAAATCCGTTTGGGCTCAAGAAATGGAAATTAAGATTGATGAAGTTAGGGACAGTGATTCGGTAAAGAATATGGATGCTTACAAATTTAAGCTTCGTTACAATAATTGGCTAACAGAAAACCATGAGATTCAATATGACGGCGGAAGGTTGACTATCGAAAGTGTCGAACCGGCTGGGCATCAATTAAGACAGTGGCTAATAGTCAAAGCGATCAGACAGGAATGAACCAGCGATTCAAACTTTATACCAGGGGAAGCTCGCTGAATTCATATGGAGAGCTTTCTGATACATTTACAGAGGGATCTTCCGTGTTTGGCAAGGCGAGGCATTATACCGATGGAGAATCGCTTGTATCAAACAAGCACAGGCCTTTGCATAAAGTGGAAATAAAAGCCAGGCACTTTAGTGGTAACACAAAAGATCATTTAGAGTATCTGGACTATCGTTGGGAAATTGAGGGAGTTAGAAGATCTCACAGGTCTGGATTCATAAGAATAATAGCCAATAGGCTATATGCTGTAGTGGCTAGAAAATACCTACAACCAAACGGCATAAACTTTTATCTAACGCCATCCGGTAATTACTATTTGCAGCCATGAGCGATATAACTGTCAGCAACGACATCCACACTTTCATGCAGTCGGCCAGCAATTCGGCGGCTCGCGATAATTTAGGCGTAGGCGATGCGGATGCCGTTAACCATGCCTCGCTGGTATTGACAGGGACGGCGGAATCCAGCCAATTCATCGGACCGCTTCGCGGCGAGGTTGTATTCAGAGGACAAGCGGCGGAAAACATTACAAAGGGGCAAGCCGTTTACGTCAGCGGAATAAGTGGAAATACCCCGGTCTTGAGCCTGGCAGATAGCTCTAATTCCGCGAAAATGCCCGCTTTCGGGTTGGCTGGATCTACGGTAACTACCAGCCAATCCCTAGACGTTGTTACATTTGGTACGCTTTCGGCCATAGACACGTCAACCTTTACGCTAGGTGCGACGCTATACGTCAACGGGGCTGGATCGCTATCGGCAACCAAACCGACCGGAGAGTCATCCCTAATACAAAATATCGGTAAGGTTCAGCGAGTCCACGCGACCTCTGGATCAATCAAAGTCGGCGGAGCCGGTCGATCAAACGACACACCAAATCTCGATGAAAATAAAATCTTTATTGGCAATAGTTCAAATGCTGCATCTACTGCGGCGATCAGCACCGTTATTACGGACAACGCTAGCAGCGTTAAAACGGCGTATGAATCAAACAGCGACACCAACGCTTTCACGGATTCGGAAAAAACTAAGCTCGCTGGGATCGCTTCTGGGGCAGAAGTCAACGCAGTTGATTCGGTCAATTCGCAAACAGGGGCGGTTGCCTTAGATGCCGACGATATAGATGACACATCAACGGCCCATAGATTCGCAACTGCGGCCCAACTGACTAAGCTTGATGGGATAGAGACGGCGTCCACGGCGGATCAAACCGGAGCTGAGATAAAAAGCTTATATGAGGCCGAGTCGAATACAAATGCTTTTACCGACGCGGAGAAAACCAAGCTATCGGGCATAGCTACGGGAGCCGAGGTTAATACGGTTGATAGTGTTAACACACAAACCGGCGCGGTCGTTCTAGATGCCGACGATATATCTGATGCAGCTACGACAAACAAATTCACAACTGCTTCAGATATATCAAAACTAGCTGGAATCGAATCTGGAGCCGATGTAACCGATGCTACAAATGTATCAGCGGCTGGCGCGCCTATTATCTCCTCGGGAGCTGGTACACCGTCCAGTACGCCATCGAAGGTTGGCGACATATATATTGATACAACATCCGACGACGCATACATAGCAGTTGGAACCGCTTCTTCATCAGATTGGGAAAAGAGTAATGACGGATCTGGCAGCGGAGCGACTGATCTAAGCTGGACCGCATCGACCTCGACCGTATCATCTTCGACGGGGACGAACGCAACTTTGACTAATGCGGATTCGTCGAATGCCGGACTAATGTCTAGCAGCGACAAAACCAAACTTGACGGCATCGAAGCCGGAGCTACCGCAGATCAGGATTTGTCATCGTATCAGCTCCAGCCATCAGAGGGAGCATTCGTGAACGGGGACAAGACGAAGCTAGATGGTATTGCAGCCGGAGCCGAAGTCAATGCAGTCGATAGCGTCAATACACAGACGGGATCAGTTGTTCTCGATGCCGACGACATATCTGATTCGACTACGACGAATAAATTTACCACTGCATCTGACATATCAAAACTAGCTAGCATCGAGTCCGGAGCCGATGTTACTGATGCCGCGAATGTAGACGCTGCTGGGGCGACCATGAATACCGACACGGATATCAGCGGGAATTCATGGGTTGTCGACGAGGACAACATGGCTAGCAACGATGCCACGAAAGTTCCCACGCAGCAAAGCGTAAAGGCGTACATTGACACAGTTGTCGACGGAAATGCGACCAGCATACAAGGCACGAATGTTGATAGCTCGGTTGCTCCGCCTAGCGATGGAGACATTCTAGTCTATCGATCTGCCGGTTCAGACTTCGTGTTGGAAGCGAAGCCAGCCGCTGGAACAAACCCAGCCGCTGCCGACATCACGGACGCAACCGCCGATGGCATTGCGTTGATAACAAGCTCGGATGCAAATCCGTTTACGGATGCGGATGAATCAAAACTCGATGGGATTGCAGCAGGGGCCGAGGTAAATACCGTCGACTCCGTAAACGCTCAAACCGGAGTTGTTGTTTTAGATGCTGATGACATATCCGACGCGACCACGACAAACAAGTTTACTACAGCCTCAGATATTAGCAAGCTAGCCGGTATCGAGGCAGGAGCAACGGCGGACCAAACCGGAGCGGAGATAAAAGCGGCGTATGAATCCGAGGCGAATACCAACGCCTTCACGGATTCTGAGAAAACCAAACTAGCAGGGATAGCGGCAGGAGCCGAAGTTAATACGGTTGACAGTGTCAACACGCAGACCGGAGCGGTCGTTCTCGATGCTGATGACATTGATGACACTTCAACAAGTCATAAATTTGTTACAGCAAGTGATTTAAGCACTTTATCAAACACTAGCGGGACTAACACTGGCGACCAAGACTTGTCCTCCTATCAGCTTCAGCCAAGCGAGGGGGCGTTTCAAGACGGAGACAAAACCAAGTTAGACGGAATTTCCGCCGGTGCAGAAGTCAACGCGGTTGACAGCGTAAATACCCAGACAGGAGCAGTGGTACTAGATGCGGACGATATATCGGATGCAGCCACTACTAATAAATTCACGACCGCAGCAGACATAAGCAAATTGGCAGGGATCGAGGCGGGAGCGACGGCGGACCAAACCGCTGCCGAAATCAAAACGGCCTATGAGTCCAACGCCAACACGAACGCCTATACGGACGCAGAAAAAACTAAACTAGCTGGAATAGCGAGCGGAGCGGAAGTAAATACAGTCGATAGCGTCAATACGCAGACGGGTGCGGTTGTGTTGGATGCGGATGATATATCCGATACTGCGACCACGAACAAATTCACGACTGCTGCTGACATAAGCAAACTAGCAGGGATCGAAGCTGGGGCGGATGTGACCGATACGGCTAATGTGCAAGCGGCTGGAGCCTTGATGGATTCAGAGGTGGACGCCGACATCAAAACGCTATCTCTGCCAGCCAGCACAACGATAAGCACGTTTGGAGCTAGTCTGATTGATGATGCTGACGCAGCTACGGCAAGGACCACATTAGGCGTCGATGCGGCTGGGACAGACAACAGCACAGATGTAACCCTAGCAGGGACCGGAACCTACATTAGCATTGCTGGGCAGGTCATTACGGTGGACCCAATTACAGAGAGCGACATTTCTGATTTGGGGACGTACCTCACTGCCGAGTCCGATACGCTGGACAGCGTGACAGGACGTGGAGCAACGACGACTAATGCCATCACTGTTGGTTCCATTGACATCAATGGCGAGATTATAGAACTGGCCGTTAATACGACCAGCGTTACTGGTTCGACCGCATTGGACCCAGCAAACGGAACAATCCAAAGGCTGACGTTTTCGGGCAATGTTACATTTACTGATTCTCTTGCTAACGGCGAGTCAATCACGTTGCACATCGACGACGGAACGGCTTACACGGCTACTTGGCCGACAATGGAATGGGTCGGAGGATCTGCTCCAACATTAGACACCACCAACGAAACAATCATAGTGATCTGGAAGGTTAATAGCACACTGTACGGAATGTCATCAGGAGTATCATCATGAACATACTAAAGGTCACAGACGGAGTACCAAGGAAATATAGCGAGTCTCGCTTGAAACGGGACAATCCTAATGTAAGTTTCCCGAGCTTACTAACTGCAACTGTACTTGCAGATTTCGATTGCTATAGTTACACCATAGATCCCACGCCAGTTTACAATGCTACTCTTCAAAACCTAAATCCAGTATTTGAACAAAGAGCAGATGGATGGGTTCAAACTTGGGAGATTGTAGATTTTAGCGATGAGGCAGCCAAAAGCAGGCTTAAGAACCAAATCACATCTGACCGTTGGGACAAGGAGCAAGGTGGCGTCGAGTGGACTGATACAAGCGCCGATTCGTGGCGTATAGCTACAGATAGCAACAGCCAGCAGAAAATGACCTCTGTCCTGACCATGCTAAATGCAGATCCATCTTCAACGGGTTACGCTAGCTGGAAAATGGAAAGACGGGTTGCTGTTACATATATTGACGAGGACGAAAACGGAGAAGATATTGAATTAACAGAAGAAATTTGGCAGTCAGCATTTCGGCACAACACGCTAGAGGACTGGAACGAAATGGTTTCTCTGGTTAGCACTCACATCAAAAACTGTTTTACGGCTGAGGAGAACGCACTAGCTAAGGCTGATGCTGGCGACCTCACTGTAACTTTCCAGAGCGAGTTTGAATTGCTATAATGTTGCGATGGAAATCCAGTTTGAAACCCGTTGCTGCCGCTGCTCCCAACGACAACTTTGAGTTTACGGTAACAACCACAACGGCTAGCGAGACGTTCACTATTCTATGTAATAATTTGGGAACCTTTAACGCAATAATTGATTGGGGAGATGGAACATCTACATCAACAATCACCGCATACAACGACGCGGATCTAGCACACACCTATGCAACGGCAGGCGACCACGATATAAGCATTAGCGGAACATTTCCAAATATGCAATTCGCAGGCTCTGGAGATGTTACAAAAATCAAAAGCGTCAACAACATGGGGTCTGTCGGGATGACAAGCACATATGGAATGCTTTGGGGAGCAACCAATCTCACATCTTTCACCGTAGGAGATGGAGACACGAGTTTAGTCGTACGATCGCACCACATGTTCTGCGGCTGCACGTCGCTCACGTCTCTTGATTTATCAACATTGGATCTTAGCAACAGTGCGTTATTGGACAATTTTCTAAGAGATTGCACTTCGCTTACGTCTGTTGATTTCTCCTCGTTCGACACTAGCAGCGCGACCGCTATGACTCGCATGTTCAGTGGCTGCACGTCGCTCACGTCTCTTGATATCTCCTCCTTCGACACTAGCAGCGTGCAAGTTATGGCTCACATGTTCAATGGCTGCACGTCGCTCACGTCTCTTGATGTCTCCCACTTCAACACTAGCAACGTGACCACTATGCTGGCCATGTTCAATGGCTTATCGTTCACGTCTCTTGATCTCTCCTCCTTCGACACTAGCAGCGTCAGAAACTTTAATACTATGTTTAATGGCATGGGCGGAGGTACTGATCAACTTACAATTACAGGCATTGAGGACTTTGACATCACTGCTGCTCTTGCAAACAGGATGAACAACTTCATGGCTAACACTGGTGGTCTATCGACAACCGTTTACGATGAGTTGCTGGTCAACTGGGAAGCACAAACAGGATACAATGCACAAAACCCCAATTTCGGAGGATCGAAATACACCGCTAGCAGTGCGGCTGCTACTGCCCGAGCTGCTTTGATCACTGCTGGTTGGAGCATAACTGATGGAGGAACAG